TCATGGAGCCGGCGGGGGCCAGACAGATCATCTGGACTCCCCACGCGTCGTCGACCAGCACGCATGTGCCGAGCTTCGTGAGCACCTCGTTGTCCGGCAGCGGTTGCGTTGCTAGCCAGAAAGGTGGGCAGTGTTTTTCTTCGCCTAAGCCGTGTTTATCCTGGTCGGCGGCCCAGAGTTCGGCAATGCCGGCATCGAAGCCTGGCATTTGTTCCTCGAACAGCTCGTCCGCCCAGTCACCGTCTTGGCTGGGGAACGCAGCTTCTCTTCCTTCATCCCAAACGACCATTGCTTTGTACGAGACCGTTAGGTCGCGTTTGCTCCAGTCTGTCAGTTTGGCCATCGCCTTGTTGTAGGTCGCTGTACCTGCATGTTTGGCTAGGACCGCCTTGGCCCAAGTCGAGAACCCACGAGTGGTGGGATCACTCACGATTACGCACAAGGCTTTTTGCACAATTAGCTCTTGCCATGGTGTGTCTCTTGCCTGTGTCGTGAGATGCAGTTTGATAGCGGCCCGGCGGGGGTCACTGATGCTGTTTGGATTGCCGTCCCGCACGTCTTGGTACACCCGTCCGAGGAATGTGATCCATCGGACGAATTTGCCGTGCTCGAGGTTGATCCCGTGAGGGTTCTTGGCAGGGTCTGGGTAGACCTGAACGTCGGGGTCGACGTTGTATTCGATCTTGGTATCAAAGCCAAGCAGCATTGAAGCTACTAGCAATGCATCTGGTGAGATGTTAGCGGTGACGCCGTCGTCACCGGAGTAAATACCAAGACTGCCATAGGCGTGCTTTGTCATCCTTGAACGCTCTTCAGCGTCGCACTCGTCGAGTGCTGTGGTGACAAGGCCGACTATCTTCTCGATGTATTTCACTTTGTCCACCATTGGGGTGTCCACACCTTTTGCCGTAGCTATGATGAGACCTGGTGGCGCTTCTTTGACCATAGCTCTGAGCTCTTCAGCGGTGAAGAACCAACTCAGTATGAAAGCGAGAAAGTGAAGGAAAGCAGTCAGCGGCGTGTTGCCGGCTGTTGTGAAGGGGCTTCCGCTGCCGCGGTGGTAGCCCGGGAAGATTTTGCCGATATATGGAAACCAGCTGGCGTAACCGTAGTCGGTCGAGTGCCATTTGGTCACCACGTCGTGCAGTTCGGTAGGGAACATGCCGAATAAGGCGATCAGCTCAAGAGCACGCAGTAAAGCGTTGATAGTTGCATCTTGGGCCGAAAAGTCGGGGCGACCAGAGACGGCAAACTGCAAGGCGGTGCGGGCGCCGGTGGATTTGAAGTATTCGACCTCTGCTTCCTGGGCGCTGCTGGCAGTGGCAAC